CGTGGCCGCAGCCGGACCCGCTGTTTTCGTCAGTAAAGGTGCTCGCACATTTCGACGGCACGAACAATTCCACCACGTTCACCGACTCGTCGTCCTATGCCCGAACGCTGACGCGCGGCGGCGTGGCTGTGATCTCCACCACGCGGTCAAGGTGGGGCGGATCGTCGCTGTCGTGCCCCGGCGGGTCGGACAACGTGACCGCGGCCGCGAGTGCCGACCTGGCGCTCGGCTCGGCGGATTTTTGTATCGAGGGGTGGGTGTGGTTCAACGCCAGCACCGGCGGAACATTTTTTACGCTGAAACCCAGCGGCGGGTTTGGTCTGGAGGTCACGCTGGCCGGCGGCAGCGTCAACGCCTACGCCTCAACCAACGGCACGAGCTACAACCTGTTTGTGGGAATCGCGCTGTCGGGCGCTAACTCCGGCCAGTGGAACCACGTTGCGATCGTGCGGTCGGGCACTAGCATCGCCGGGTTTTTTAACGGCACGCGCACGTCGCTCGCCACGACCAGCGCGGCAATCGCCGGCACCACGCCGATCCTGACGATCGGCGCGGGCGGGGTGTACGTCGATGACTTTAGGTTCACCAGCGGTTCTGGCACGTCGCGCTACTCCGGATCGACGATCACGTTGCCGAACGGTGCGTTCCCTGATCGTTGACCACTCGACTACGGTGCCCCATGCCTCGCCGCACTCGCGCCGTGATCCTGCCGCCGGACCTCGATGCGACCGGCTGGAAGAACTGACGAGCGACGATCGACCATCAAACGACAGGTGACACGATGCCATTCTTCTCGCTCTCATCGCCCACCAGCGGCAACGCCACGCAGCTCCAGAGCCGCTCCGTCTCGGCGACGGCCCCGGCCACGGGGTCGGTGCTCGCGTGGAACGGATCGGCGTGGGTGCCCGGCTCCGGCGTGACGGGTGCCACCGGCGCCCGCGGCAACGACGGCGCCAAGTTTCTCGCGGGCCAGGGCGCCCCGGCGACCGGCTACGGCTCGTCGGGCGACGCCTACCTCGACACGACGAATGGCCGGCTCTACTGCCCGAAGGCCGACGGGTTTTGGGGCGAGCCGCTTCAGCTGCAGTCGGGGGCGGCCGGCCCCACGGGCGCCACGGGCCAGACCGGGCCGGCCGGCGCGTCGATCACCGGGCCGGCCGGCCCGGCGAGCACCGTGACCGGCCCCTCCGGGCCGACCGGGAGCCGCGGGGCGACCGGGCCTCGAGGTGCGAGCGTGCTCGGCGGGAACGGTTCCCCGACGGACGCGGTTGGAATCGACGGCGACTGGTACGTGGACGTCGTCGGCCGCCGATTCTGGGGGCCGAAGGCGGGCGGCACGTGGACGAGCTCGTTCTCGCTCACCGGCTCGTGATCCCGGATTGACCACCGTGCGGGCCGCGTCACGATGGTGGCCGCCCGTACAGGAGCCACGCATGCTGCACCACCTCCAGGCCGTCTCTGTCCACGCCTACTACTGCGGGCTGCACAACGCCGGCCGGGCCGCGTGTGAGCGGATCCTCCGGATCGCCGACGTGCCTCCGGAGGTCGAGCAGCTCACCCGGACCAACCGCACGTGGTACACGCGGACGCTTCCTGACCTCGTGCCTCCGACGGTCTCGCGTCGGCTCGGCGAGGAGTTGCCGACCCGGGACGGGTGGGCGTGGTTCAACCCGAGCGTCTTCGCCACCGACGCCGGCTGGCTCGTGGCGCTCCGGCAGAGCAACTACCGGATCGCGGACGACGGCACCTACCAGATGGCCGGCGGCGACCCGTGCGTGCGGACCGAGACCACGCTCTGCTGGTACACGCCCGACTGGCAGCTCGTCGACCACTGGGAGCTCCCGATCGCCTACGATCACAACGGGCACCGGATTGTCGGCCTTGAGGACGTGCGGCTCAACCAGCTGCACGACGGCACGATCGTCGCGTCGGGGAGCGTGCTCGACCACGGTCAGCACGACGGCCTGGCCAGGATCGGCACGGTCGTGCTCGACCTCACCAACCGCACGTGCGGGCCGCTGGTCGTCCGGGACGTGCCGGGCCGACGGTCCCACGAGAAGAATTGGATGCCGGTCGTCGGGGCTCCGCTATGGGTCTACCACCCGCACGCGGGCGGCCGCGTCGAGGTCGCCTCCCCCGAGGACAGCAGCACGTGGAGCGTGGCCGCGCTCGGCGAGAGCCCGCCGATCGCCCGCGGGTTCCGTGGCGGCGGCCAGGTCGTGCCGCTGGCCGACAACCGATCGCTCGCGATCGTGCACGAGGTCGCGGACGCCGGCGAGCCCCGGGCCGGGCAGCGGGTCTACGAGCACCGGTTCGTCGAGTTCGACGTTCGCACCTGGGACATCACCCGCGTGTCGCTGCCTTTCGCGCTCCAGTCGCCGCGGCAGATCGAGTTCGCCGCGGGCCTGGCACGCCGGGGCGATTCGCTCGCGATCACCTACGGCGTCCGCGACGCGTCGGCGTGGGTGCTCGAGGTGCCGCTCGACGGTGCCCTGTCGCTCCTGGGGGCATGCCGATGAACGTCTGCCTCTACACGTCGATCTCGCCAGGGTGTGCGGACTTCGCTCACGCGACCACGCCGTCGAAGCTTCGCTACTGCCTGCGTCACGGCTACTCGCTCGCTTTGCAAAACCGACCCTACGACGAGGCCGTGGTCAAGAGCCTGTGGGACGTCCTGGAGCTGCTCGCCGACTTCGACGTCGTCTGGACGCTCGACGCCGACTGCCTCGTGACCGGCACGCAGCCGATCCACGAGCTGCCCGGGCTCGGCCAGAACGTGACCGTGTGCGAGGAAGGCATCGTCGCCTGGAACCGTCTCAACTGCGGCTCAATGGTGTGGCGGCGCACGCGCGAGACCCGCGAGATCCTGAACTTCCTCATCGGCGCCGAGGAACGCTGGCGGCGGATGCCGTGCGGCTGGCAGACGCTGCTCGGCGACCTCTCAAAGGATCCGATTTCCATCGGCGGATTCCTCACGGTGCTCCCGCAGCGGGCGTTCAATTCGGTCGCGTGGAACCACGGCGACGCGGCCGGCGCCGGGCAGAGCTACTGGCAGCCGGGCGATCTGGTCTACCACCCATGCGGGATCGTGCCTCATTCGCTCCGGGCCACGGCCCTCCGCGACGTCGCCGCGTGGACGGAGGCGACCTCATGAAGATCGGCATCTACGCGCTCGCGAAGAACGAAGCCGGCAACGTACCGGCGTGGGAGGCCTCGTCGCACGATGCCGACGTGCGGGTGGTCACCGACACCGGCTCCACCGACCACACCGTCGAGCTCCTGCAGGCGGCCGGCGTGACCGTGGCCCGCGGGTCGGTGGTGCCCTGGCGGTGGGACGACGCCCACAACCTGTCGCTCCACCACCTCCCGACCGATGTCGACGTCGCGATCCGGCTCGACCTCGACGAGGTGCTCGTGCCCGGCTGGCGGGAGATCCTTGAGCGGGCCTGGACGCCCGGCGAGACGACGCAGCTCCGGTACGTCTACGAGTGGTCGTCCCAGGTTCGGTTCCATTCCGACCGGATCCACGCCCGGTCGGGCTACCGCTGGTGCGGCGCGACCCACGAGGGGCTGGTGCGGTGGGCAGCCGCGGAAGTCGAGAGCTGGACGAACGAGACGCTCATCCGCCACCGACGCGATCCCGGGAAGAGCCACTCCACCGACCTCTGGCTGCTCGAGCGGGCGGTCGCGGAAACCCCGCACGACACCCGGATGCGCTGGTACCTCGCACGGGAGCTTGACTACGCCGGCCGGTCGGACGACGCGGCCGCGGCGTTCGAACGCTACCTTGAGCGGCCGGACGGGGCCGCGACCGAGCGGGCCTACGCCCGGCGGGTGCTCGCCCGCCTCCGGCCGAAGACGGCGATCCGGCAGTGGATCGCCGCCCAGCTCGAGGCCGACACCGAGCCGGAGGCGTTCCTGCTCTGCGCCGAGTCGGCGCAGGCCCTCGGTGACCCCGTGGCGGCCTTGCACTTCGCCCGGCAGGCAGCGGCGTGCCCGGCGACCTCCCAGACGCACGCGAGCGACCCGCGGGCCTACGGCTCCGATCCGGCCGACCTGGCCGGCGAACTGGCCTGGTCGCTTGGCCTCCACGACGAGGCCCTCGACCACTTCCGGGAAGCGGCCCGCCGCGCCCCGCACGACGAGCGGATCGCCCGCAACGTGACCTACCTCCAGAACATCCTCCAGGAGCCCGGCCCCCGGGCCTTCCCCCATGCCAGCCGCCGCGATTGAGGTGCAGATCGCCGACGCGATCGCCGCCGGGCTGAACGCGTGCACGTTCTCGGCCCCCTACCAGACGATCGACGCCGTCCGCCGGGACGTCCCCGACTACGAGGGGCCGCAGCTCGCCGACCTCCGCGTCTCGGTCGTCTGCCCGCGGGACGAGATGGAGCCGGCCCGCCACGGCGACATGTTCACGTTCACGACCACGATCGTCATCGCCCGGCATGTCGACACGCAGGACGACATCGACGCCCTGCGAAAGCTGCGGCAGGAGATCGTGGACATGATCCGCTCGCGGGTGTGCACGTTCCCGGGCCTGCCCGAAAACACGCTCCTGGTGCGGGCGTTCTCCGAGACCCAGTTCGACAAGGACACGCTCACCGGCCGGCGGGTGTTCCTTGCGAGCGTTGGCGTCGAGCACCGGATGCTGCGGGAGTGGGTGGCGGCCATCGGAGCGACGGGACCATGAGCGCTTTCGGATCCGCCACCGTGTTCGAGCAGCGGATCGCCCCGCGCGTCCCCGGTGTGACCATGCACATCCGGTTCGAGATGTTTCTCGACCGGCAGGACGTCATCGCCCGCATCGGCAAAGCCAAGGCGAAGACGCTCTCTCGGCTCGGCCTCACGCTCATGCACATGGCCCGGAGGAGCATCAAGAAGCAGGGCCTCGCAAAACCGCAGCTCAAGGTGCAACGCGACAACCCGGGCGTGACGCTCGCCCAGCTGACGCAGCGGTCGGACCTGTCGGCCCGGACCCGCACGCAGGTGCTCAAGAGGCTCGCCGAAGTTCGCAACCCGAAGCACTCGACCGCCGGCTCGCCGCCGTTCACGCACACCGGGTTCCTCCGCGATTCGATCCTGTTCGGCTACGACGCGAGGACCGAATCGGTCGTAATCGGCTCGGGCCGGCCAAAGTCGGCGTGGCTCGCGAGCCTGCACGAGTTCGGCGGGTTCCAGACGATGCGGGCGTGGGCCTACGTGCCGCAGACGTCCGGCTCGTGGCGCACGGGACTGCTTGCGTGGAAGCGGCTCAACGAAGCGCCGAAGAACCAGGACCGCTGGGCACCCACGCGGCTCCGCGAGACGCGACCGTACCCGGCTCGTCCGTTCATGGGCGCGACGCTGCACAACGCAATCCGATCCGGCCGCATCCCCTCGGAGTTCCGGAACATGGTGCGCGTCGGCGGCCTCGGGTGACCCGTCCGGGTGATATACTGACGTTCAGGCCGTCACCGCACAAAAACAGGAGCTTCCCCCCATGCCCCGCACGTTCCGCCTCGGCAAGGACGCGGTCTTCACGTTCTCAAACACCGTGTCGAACGACGACGTGAACGAGGTCAACGTCACGCAGGAGGCGGCCGCCGAGGCCGACGTGTCGGCCCGCGGCAGCGGCGACCAGCAGGAGACCGTTCTCGTCCGGAAGAACGTCGCGTTCGAGGTGCAGGTGCTCAACCACTCCTGCACCCACGGCTGCACCGGCACCATCACCTGCACCGTCTCGCCGAGCGGTCCGGCCTACCCGACGTCCGGAGTCTGGCAGGTGCGGTCGATTTCCGACCCGCAGCCGCTCGACGACAAGATCGTTACGACGTTGACGTTCCGGAAGATCCCCTCCTGATCGGGTGACCCGTGACCGTTGACCGTTTCCGGCTCGGCCGCGACTGCGTGCTCGAGGTCGACGGCCTGGTGCTGTCCGGCGTGCGGAACGTCACGCCGAAACGGACCGCGAAGAAGATCGAAGCGACCGGGTGGGGGGATCAGAGCGAGAGCGTGATCGTCACGCATCGCACGTGGGAGCTCGAGATCGAAGTGGTGCGGGCCGACGACGCCGATGTGCTGCGGTCCGCGGAGGATCGCGACGGCCTTGTGACGGTCCGCACCTTCAACGGGCTCCGCGAGATCTCCGGCGACTTCACGGTGCTTGAGACCACGGCCCCGGAAGGCCTCGACGACGCCGTGGTCGCAACCTTTTCCCTCCGACAGTGGGCACACGGCCGATGAGCATCTTCACGTTCGACGACGGCACGGGCCGGCAGTGGGAGATCGAGAGCTGTCTCCTGACATGGGAGCGGGTCAAACGCGAGACGGGCGTCGACATGCTCACGATCTCCACGACGCAGGAATGCCTGCGGCAGATCGACGACCCCTACACGCTCGGTCGGGTGCTCTTTGAGGCGGTAGCCGAAAAGGCCGCGTCCATCGGCGTGTCGGGCGACCAGTTCAAGCGGGTGGTCACTGCCGACAACCTCGACGAGGCCGCCAACGCGCTGATCGAGGCCGCCATTTTTTTCTGCCGCCGCCGGCTGCGGCCGGCCCTGACGATGGCGTTCAAGAAGGCGCGGGAGCGGCAGGAGAGGGAGATCGCGAGGATCGAGAAGAGCCTCCCCGACCTCGAACGCCGGATGGAACAGGCCTTGGAGAGCACGGAGACGTCTACCGCCTCTGTTACGAGCTCGGCGGGATCCTCGGCGTCCACCCCGGCCGATGGACCCTCCGCCACCTGCTCTGGGCGGTCGAGGGCCGGCAGAAATCCACGTGGCACCACACGAGCGCGGTGATCGCCACGCTCCACGAGCTGCACCGCGACCCGAAGAAGCGATCCACCCAGTTCCAGGCCGTCGAGTTCCACCCGTACCGGAAGGCCCGGCCGAAGCTTGACCGCCGGCCGGAGCTGACGCCCGAGCAATTCGGAGAGCTGTTCGCCGATGGCTAGCGCAGGCAACATCCGGGCTGGCGGGGCGTTCGTCGAGATCTTCGCGACGGACTCGAAGTTCCAGGCGGCGATGACCCGGGTGCAGAACCGGCTCCGCCAGACCGGGAAGAACCTCCAGCAGTTCGGCACCGGGCTCGCGCTCGGGGCCGGGGCGGTGGGTGCCCCGATGGCGCTCGCCGTCCGGCAGTTCGCGTCCCTCGACGACGCCGTGCGGGCGGCGGCGGCCGCCGCCGGCAAGGGCGAGGGCGATCTGGCCGGCATGCGGACCGCGGCCGAGCAGCTCGCGATCAAGTTCGGCATGGCCGCGGTCGACGTGGCCAAGCTCGGCGTCGAGATCGCCCGGGCGTTCGGCGACAAGCTGACGACCGAGCAAATCAACAGCGTCACCGAAGCGGTGGTCGCTATGTCCAAGGTGGCGGGCGGCGACGGCGCTGAAGCGGCGTCGATCATGACGAGCACGCTCGGCCAGTTCGGCCTGTCTGCCGAACATGCCGGCCGTGTCGCGGACGTGCTGACGCACGCCTCCAACTCGACCAACACGTCTCTGCTGCAGCTGGGAGAGGCGTTTTCATACGCCGGCGTAAACGCCGCCGAGATGGGGCTCTCGCTTGAGGAGACGGCCGCCATCCTCGGCACGCTCGGCAACGTCGGCATCCAGGGCAGCATGGCCGGCACCACGCTCCGGCGGCTCTCGACGGTCACGGCCGCCGAGGCCACGAAGCTCCAGGAGATCTTCGGCGTCGCCTTCCAGGACGCGGCCCACAACGCCCGGCCGCTCGTCGAGGTGCTCGGCGAGGTCTACCAAGCGACGGCGAATCTCCCGTCCGCGGATCGTGCGAAGAAGTTCTCCGACGCGTTCGGCCTGCTCGGGATCACCGGCGCACGAGCAATCGGCCGCATGCGAGCCGACACCCGGCAGCTCACCAACGACCTGCAGAACGTCGCGGGCACGGCGACCAAACAGGCGATGTTCATGGAGGCGGGGATCGGCGGCGCGGGCCGGAGGCTCATGGAGTCGCTCAAGGCGATGGGGCACGCATTCGGCGAGGCGATCGCCCCGGCGGTGTCGTGGGCGGCCGGGGCGTTCGGCATGCTCGCCCGGTCGATCCAGGCTCTCCTGAAGCAGTTTCCGATCGTCTCGCAGCTCGCCGCGGGAGCCGTGGCGAGCATCTTCGGCGTGGGGGTGGCGGCGATCGCCGCGGGGTTCGCCATGCGGACCGCCGGCACCGGCGTCGCCGTGCTCGCGAAGCTGCTCGCCGCCCTGGCCACCCCGGCCGGCCTGGCGACCGCCGCGGTCGTCGGGGGCGTCGCCGGCATGATCGCGATCGCCCGACAGCTCTCGCCGGCGTTCCGGGCCGAGACCGACGCGATCATGACGGCCCTCGCCAACCTCGATTTCCGCACGGCCTGGGAGATCATGAATGCCAACCTCGCGATCGCGCTCACCCAGATGGCCCAGCAGTTCGCAAACGCGTGGGCGGCCGTGCAGAACGCCGCCGCGGCCGCGTCGGCCTACATCGGCGACACGCTGGCCGAGGGGGTCGACCGGCTCCTGACGCTCTTCGGGGCCGACATCCTCACGCTCCAGGGCCAGCTCGAGAAGCTCGGCATCTACTTTC